TGTGCATTATATAGAAAAGCTATAATAAAAAGTCTTTGAGGGAATTCTCAAAAATAGGCCCTAAAATGCCAACAAACGTTGATATATCAACGTGCACAAGATGTTCGCGAGAAATGTTAAAAAACACCAACAAACGTTGATATATCAACATGCACAAGAGGTCGAACTTCAAAGCATTTGATGTTCGCGCGTGGTCTTAAACTACCAACAAACGTTGATATATCAACATGCACAAGGGGTCTGAGCCCTATACAGATATGTATGCGTGGCCCCTATAGACATGAAGCATCACAGCATCACAGCATCACAGCATCACAGCATCACAGCATCACAGCATCACAGCATCAGATAGGTAAACGGTACCCGCGTTTCTGTGGCCCGCGCATACATGGCCGCGTTAAATATACCCCTGGCCCTATGATGTGGCGCTTCATTGATCTTTGCGCGGGTGTGCGTGTACGCGTACGCTAAGATTGTAGGAAGTCGAAGGGGGTAGGCCGTCTTTGCCCCCACCCTTATATTAATATGCACATCGACCACACAGCTTTTGAAAATTCAGCGACACAAAGCCATTTTTTATATTTTATTTTTTTTCTAGCGCCCACAGGACAATAAACATTGACTCCACTCCACAGCTATGTTATAATGTATCAAAGGAGGTACAATATGGAGAGATTAGGAGTAAAACAGACGGCAGAAATGTTTGGAGTAACGAGGTCAGGGGTGTACTACTGGCTTACTAAAGGGTTACATTACAAAATCGAGAAAGTGGAGGGCGCTATGGACAGAAAGGTTATAGACCCAAAAGACGTTGCTGAGTTTTTAGGGCTGGTAGAACTGCCTAAGCATAGTGTAATTACCCCAAAGCATAGGGGCGGAAAAGCCCCTAAGCCTGTTAGGCAACTGACACCAGAGGGCAAACTAATAAGAGTGTGGGACTCTATTATAGGGGTAGAGGATAATTATGGGCTTAGCAGATATGGCGTAATGAGAGCTGCAACAGGCAAGCAGGACCTCTATAAGGGGTGTAAATGGGAGTACGTCGAGGACGATCTGTCTTGGCTGTAACTTGCACAGCAAACCTAGGTAGTATATAATGTAGGAAAGGAGGGTTCACGTGGATACAAATGAACTGACGGTAAAGGATAAGCAGAAGTTATTAGAAGATCTATCAGAAGAGTTAAACGTTCGAATATTAGGAAACAGAGAAGAGTTAGCACTTGAAAGAAAGCATAAACTCTATACTATATATGTAAAGGGTAGACTAGACGAGGTTAAGCAGTGGGCGTCTGAGGGGCTAAGTGGGGAACAGATAGCAACAAGGCTAGGTATAAGTCGCAGCACACTTACCGTGTATAATAAGGTGTTTCCTGATCTAGAGCATGCGTTAATGACAGGCAGGGATATTCCTGACGTTAAGATGGTCAACACACTGAATAAGGTGGCCACTGGGTATTATACAGACGAGGAAGAGGTTAAGATCACGCGTAAAGGCGAGGTTGTACGTACCACTAAGAAGGTGTACCATGAGCCAAAGTTTAACGCTATTCAGATGTGGCTACATAACAGGAAGCCGAAAGAATGGTCAGCTAAGCAGGAGATAGACCACAACATAAGCGTAAAGCCTGTGCAATTTGAGGGGGAGGACGACCTTGAAGATTAATATAGCTGAGGCAGTAGGTAAAGGATACGCGACGTTTTGGAAAGACGAGCACTTCTTTAGAGTGTTGAAGGGTGGTCGCGGGTCTAAGAAGTCTAAGACGATGGCTTTGTGGAGTATATACAACATAATGAAGCAGCCGGAGTCAAACATGGTAGTAGTAAGACAGGTACTAAACACGCACAGGGACTCAACGTTTGCAGAGTTACAGTGGGCCGCCGAACGGCTAGGCGTATCGAAGCAGTGGTACTTCCCTAAAGGGGATAACTCTACTATGAAGGCGACATATAAGCCAACAGGTCAGGTTATACTGTTCAGGGGCTTCGATGATGTTCTTAAACTAACATCTATAACGGTTAAGAAAGGTTATTTATGCTGGGCTTGGATCGAGGAGGCCTATGAGATATCAGACGAGTCGAAATTTGATACGTTTGTTGAGTCTATAAGGGGTATTGTTCCCGAGCATCTATGGAAACAGATTACACTGACGTATAACCCGTGGGTTAACGCTCACTGGACGAAGCGTAAGTTCTGGGACGTTGAGCACCCACAGGCGAGCAGGTACACAACAACGCATAAGTGTAATGAGTTCATGGACGCGGCTGACCACAATAGGATAGAACGGTTGGCGATAGTGGACCCTGACCGGTACAAGGTCGTTGGCCTTGGAGACTATGGTATTCCAGGCGGCGTGTTCTTTGGCGAGTTTAGAAATAAGATACATGTTACGGAGCACTTCGATCCACCAACAGGGTGGTACAGATACACAGCGACAGACTATGGCCTAGACATGTTAGCGACTTACTGGATTGCCATAGACTATGAGGGCACAGCTTGGGTTTATAGAGAGCTCTATGAACCAAACCTAATCATACACGACGCGTCAGAGAAGATGATAGCCTTTAATAGTAATGATAAGGTGCGTATACGCTATGGTCCACCGGACTTGTTTGCAAGAAATAAGACAAACGGCAAGACCACTTGGGGTATGTTCCAACAGTACGGGTGGAACATGTTCCCATCAGATAATAATAGAGAGGTGGGCGCTGCGGCCATGAAGGACTGGCTAAGACCCATTGAGCGTAAAAACGTTCAGACGGGCGAGACGGAAAAGACATCAAGGCTTAAGATCATGGACAATTGTAAGAACCTGATCCGCTCGTTACCACAGCTACAAACAGATGAGAAAGACCCAAATAAGTATGCCACAGAGCCACACAATTTAACGCACGGGCCAGACGCACTAAGGTATTTTTGCGTTATGCACCAACCGAGACCCGAGAAAGACAGGCCTATGAGTATAGTAGACCAGTTCGACGGTAAGAAGAATGACACGAGGCAGAGTTTAGCGGGTAACTTTTATAGGTAGGGAGGTAGATATATGTTGATATTAAACGTTATAGTTTTAATAGCGGTCGCCTTTGTAATAGGTTATTTTTTAGGAAAAGGACAAATCGTTGTTAGGAAGCGGTTGTCGAAAGCAGAGAACCTAGCGGCAGAGAAAGAGCTTAAAGAAATGAACGCACAAATTAAAGAATATAATGAAGAAATGAAATCAATTTTTGGAGGAGGTAGTAAATGATGAAGTTTGACGTAGAGAAAGAAGAGAAGGCGTTAAAGCGGGCACAGACGTTTAAAGAGTCTGAGAACCTATACAGTATAACGGAAGAGAACGAGAAAATGTATCTCGGCATTCAATGGGACGATATAGACAGTAAAAACTTAAAGAAAACAACCTACAATATCATTGGGCAAATAGCAGACGTCAAGCTTGCAGCAATTGTAGCCAACAAGTTAACGGTTCAGAGAACTGTAGACGAGACAGAGCAGGCAGAAGAGGACCTCGTTAAAGCGTCTAAGATATTCACAGCGATAGACAGAAAGAACTGGGAGCGCTTAAGGTTCGACTATATGCTAAACCAGATCGTGTTAGATGGAATGCAGCAAGGCATCGCGGTTCTGTACTATTACTGGGATACAGATATTACTCACGGCAACATTACTAAGAGTGTTGGGGATATAAATGCAGAGCTTATTGATATGGTGGACTACTATGTATCAAACCCTTACGAGATAGACGAGCAAAAGCAAGACTGGATCAAGTTATGTTCTAGAAAAACGCTAAGAGAGACCAAGGCTTGGGCTAAGGAAAAGGAAGTGCCTGAGGATATGATCGACATGATTAAGCCAGATGACGATAGTACGCACATGGCTTTTGAGAGGGGCACAGACGACCACTCAAGTGATGATGAGAAACTTGTAACTATAACGCGAACGCTTAAAAAGAGGGACGGCACAGTGTATACATCTCTTAGTACGAAAGATGTAGAGATTGAGCCCTGGAAGGACTTAGAAATGCCACTGTATCCGGTAGCAGTGTATACCTATAAAACAAGAAAGAAATTTGCTTACGGTGAGGCTGAGATGACTCGGTATATTGAAAACCAAAAGATGGCCAACGTACAAGAGTCCGCGAGACACTTACACGCGCTTATGATGGCGGTTCCAAGATTACTCGTAAACAACTCACTCATAAATGGGGTAGACACAGCGATTGGCACAATAGACACAGTGGACTTACCGCCAAACATACCTTTAACCAACGCTATGACATATCTACAGCCGACACAGATGACAATGGACGTAGACAAGTCAATCCAAAGCGCCCTTGATAAGACAAGAGAGATGGCCGGAGTTAATCAAAACATACTCGGCGCGTCTCGACCAGAGAACGCTGCGGCACTATTAACGCAGATCAAACAGTCGAACTTACCAACGAACCCTTTTAGAGATAGACTATATTTGTTTCTAGAGAAGTCTTACGTGATATTCGGTGAGTTTTATAAAACAATGTACGACACCACACGTAAAGTTATGGTAGATGGTGAGCCGGTGGCCTTTACGGGTACAGACTACGCGGATATAGACCTACAAACAAAAATAGACGTAGGCGCATCACAGCAGTGGTCAGAGATCGTGCAACTAGAAGTACTTAACCATATGTGGGACGTCGGCGTCATTAAAGACAGACGCAAGTACATTAAGCGCATACCTCATAATTTACTGGCCCTACAGGACGAGTTAATTATGGAAACAGAAGAGGAAGAGAAGGTATTAGAGCTACTTGCAACCATATCACAGGTCGCTGGCATAGAAATGGACCCAGAAATGCCTATAACAGAGATTATTGACCTTATATTGTCACAAATCACGCAATCAGAGGAACAAACAGTTGCCAACCCTGAGGGAGCGTGATATAATGTACGTAGTAGATTTGTACGTCAAGGACGGACACGCGTATTCGAGATTAAAGGCAGAGGTAAAAGAAAATTACCCGAAAGCAAAAATTAACAAGACTTCAACTGTTCTGCTAGAGGATCAACCAATACTCGTGATGTTCTTTGAACCAGGCCCAACCATAGGCCCCAGACAAACTAATGAGATTATAAAGGAGGTCATAGACCAATGACTAAAAAGCTATTTGATTTACAACTTTTCAATGACGGTGGGGGCGTAGCGCCAGACCAAGACGTAGGCCCAGAACCAGAAATAGAACCAGACGTAGACCCAGAACCTGAGGAGGATCCAGAAGGGGAACCCGATGAAGCTCCAGAAGGGGAACCCGATGAAGACCCAGAGCCAGAGCCAGTGGACTGGGGCGAGCTTGAGATTAAGCATATGGACGACGAGCCTAAGCATGTAAGGGACTTTGAACCAAACGAAGTCCAGTCA